GTAATGAATATGCCAGTATAGTATCTGAGGGTGTTGAGGCAGGTGATGTCTCAAACTTTATAGATACTGGAAGTTATATATTTAACGGACTACTATCAGGTACTATTCACGGTGGTTTACCTGCTAATAAAATTACTGCCCTTGCTGGTGAAAGTGCTACAGGTAAAACTTTCTTTGTATTAGGTGTAGTTGATAACTTCTTAAAAGAAAATCCAGATGCTGGTGTTATCTACTTTGAAAGTGAATCTGCACTAACAAAAGATATGATTGAAGATAGAGGTATTGATTCCTCTCGTATGATTATTATGCCTGTAACCACAGTACAAGAATTTAGACACCAGGCAATTAAAGTATTAGATAGATATATTGAACAAGATCCTGCTGATAGAAAACCTATGTTATTAGTTTTAGATAGTCTTGGTATGTTATCAACAACAAAAGAGATGGAAGATACTGAAGCAGGTAAAGAGACAAGAGATATGACAAGAGCCCAGATTGTTAAGGCTGCATTTAGAGTTTTAACATTGAAATTAGGCAAGGCTCAAGTTCCCCTTATTATTACTAACCATACATATGATGTGGTTGGTTCTATGTTCCCAACTAAAGAGATGGGCGGTGGTTCTGGTTTGAAATATGCAGCCAGTTCTATCGTCTATCTTTCTAAAAGAAAAGAAAAAGATGGGACAGAAATTATAGGTAATATAATTCATTGTAAAAATCAAAAATCAAGACTTACAAAAGAAAATAAAATGGTTGATGTTAGATTAACTTATGACAAAGGTTTAGATAAACACTACGGTTTAGTTGACCTTGCATTGAAACATAATATTTTCAAACAAGTATCTACAAGAATAGAATTACCAGATGGTACTAAACAGTATCAAAAAACAATTAACTCTGATCCAGAGAAATATTTTACTAAAGAAATCTTAGAACAATTAGATAAGGCTGCGGCCAAAGAATTTAAATATGGTATCGAAGCAGAAGAAGCAGAGTCTACCTAAACACGAAGTTGATTATGTGTTTGTTGAGAGACCTGACAAGGAATATGCCTCAATTAAGTTGACCAGCGGCCCTTATTGTGATATAATATATCATTATGGTAATGTACAATTCGCAAAAGAAGAAGATGAGAATGGTAATTTACCTATGAAGTTCGATTATACAGTAGATAAAAATTTCATAGATGCCGATACAGATAGTCAAGAATTTATAAATCATATCGGAGATATCTTAATAACTGTAATGGATCAGGAGTTGAATGGAAGAGAGAATTGAAAGAACAGCACTTAAGCACTTAATACATACCGAACAGTATGCTAGAAAAGTGTTGCCATTTCTTAAAGAAGAATATTTTTCAGATAGATTAGAGAAGTTAATCTTTAGAGAGATTGCTTTATTCTATGAAAAATATAACGCACAGCCTACCAATGAAACTCTTGCCATAGAATTGAATGGCAGAAAAGATATCAATGACTCTGAGTTTCAAAATATCACTAGTGCAATCGCTACATTTCAAAAAGAAGAAATTAATTTAGAGTGGTTAATATCAACTACTGAAAAGTTTTGTAAAGATCGTGCCATACATAATGCTATCATGGATGGTATTCAGATACTAGATGGCAAAGATAAAAAACATACACCTGAATTCTTACCTGAACTTTTATCTAATGCCTTGTCAGTATCTTTTGATGAGAAGATCGGTCACGATTATATTCCTGAATCTACTGAACGATATGATTTCTACCATAAGAAAGAAGAAAGAATTGAATTTGATTTAGACTTTATGAATCGTATCACTAGAGGTGGTGTTCCTACAAAGACTTTGAATATTGCTCTTGCAGGCACTGGTGTTGGTAAGACTTTGTTTATGTGTCATCTTGCAGCTGCAAATTTATTACAAGGCAAGAATGTATTGTATATTACTTTAGAGATGGCTGAAGAAAGAATTGCTGAAAGAATTGACTCTAATCTTTTGAATGTTGCTATGAGTGATTTGCCTGAACTACCTAAGTTGATGTATCAGGATAAGATTAAAAGACTAGAAGAAAAGACAAAAGGCAAACTTATCATCAAAGAATATCCTACTGCTTCTGCTCACGCAGGTCATTTTAAAGTATTACTTAATGAACTTGCAATCAAGAAAAGTTTTAAACCAGATGTTATCTATATTGATTATTTAAATCTATGTGTATCATCTAGACTAAAGGCAGGTTCATCTGCCAACTCTTATACAATCGTCAAGTCTATTGCTGAAGAACTCAGAGGTCTTGCAGTAGAATTTGACTTACCTATTTTTTCTGCAACACAAACTACAAGAACTGGTTATGCAAGTACCGATATTGGTCTTGAAGATACTTCAGAAAGTTTTGGGCTGCCGGCAACTGCTGACTTTATGTTTGCCATAATATCTACTGAAGAACTAGAAAAGAAAAATCAGTTTCTTGTAAAACAATTAAAGAACAGATATAATGATCCTACAATAAATCGTAAGTTTATGCTAGGTGTTGATCGTTCTAAGATGAGAATTTATGATGTAGAACAGGCTGCCCAAGAAGATATGGTTGACGCTAATCAACAAGACGAACCAGAAAAGTCTGTATTCGATAATACAGAGACGGCAAAAAGATTAAACAAATTTTCAGATTTTAAAATATAAGGAGTAAATATGAAATACATAATATCATTTTTAATTTTATTATTAACAACACCTGCATATGCTGATATAACAGTTGATATGCTAAACAAAAGAGATGATGGTGCTAAGATGGTCTATTCTGAAGATATATCTAGAGTAGATGTAGGCGAAACAATTACTTGGTTGCCAACAGATAAGGGTCACAATGTAGAGTTTATTGCAGGACCTGATGGATTTGAAATACCTAAAAAGAGTAAATTGAATAAAGAATATTCGTTTACATTTGAAGTGCCTGGTGTATATCTATATCAATGTACACCACATAAAGGTTTAGGTATGATCGCACTAGTGGTTGTTGGTGGTGATACATCAAACAAAGACGGAGTTGCTGGTGCTAAGACACTCGGTAAGAGTAAAAAAATATTACCTGAATTGATAAATCAATTATAATGATGACACTTGAGCAATATTTAAAAAAGATACCAGACTTCAAAGGTGCAAACTGGCTGTTAAGAGTACCATTAGGTATAATTTTCATACTACAAGGTTTGCAAAAATTACCTGTTGATATTTCAGATGCAGAGGCATTTGGCCTACCTATGACAGTCTGGTTCTTTGTTGCTTGGGGTGAATTATTTGCAGGTATAGGATTACTTGTAGGCGGTCTTACGATTGCACTTAGGCCTGGGGTGGGTGATATGCTCACTAGATTTTCAGGTATTGTTATCTGTGGTATAATGACAGGTGTTATATTAATATTAGAACCAGAGAGTTTATGGTATGTGTTAATGTATGAGCATTTTCATTTACTACTTTATTGTGGTGGTTTATTTTTTGCATTGAGAGGTAATAGAGTAAAATGACAAAGAGAAAAAAGAAAAAAGTAGATAAAGAAATCGAGGAGTGGAATAAAAAAGTAAGAGAACTCGGCGAGAAGAATAGACAAAAATTAGTTAATGCAATCAATAAAGGAAAAAATGCCTAGAAAAAAACGAGAAAAAAGACCACCTAAAAAAGATGTCAAGTTATCTTATGAGACTGTTATGGTCAAGAAAGGTAAACAGATAGTGTATCAATGTGTAGAGAAACCTACAGGTTCTATTCTATGTGAGAACTTTTTTAAAGAAGATACAGACGCAATAACTGATCATCAAAACAAACATAAACAATGGGAACCTAATGGTGGTGTCGTTAAATTTCTCACAATAGGCAATATTAACGCTTGACTATTATGCCAAATTGTTATATAAATAGCAGTATGGCATACACATTCTTTCCTGAAAAAAAGGCAGATATTATTAAACAATTAAAGAATCAACCTGAAAAGGTTGCAGATATAATTGAGCTGTTTGATTTTTTAAAAAAGAAATATGACAGTATAAAGACACCTATTAATATTGATAAAGCAAAATTAAATGTAATCAATGTTACCAGAGAATTACAAGGTAGTATTGATATAAAAGATATACAAAGAGCTATAAACATATCTAAAATAAAAATAAAGTTTGGTGCTGGTTCATCTGGTAATAGAGGTGCTGCTAATAGAGGTAATTTATTTGAAAGCACATTCGCAAATTCTTTAAGAGATTATTGGAGTGGGGAACAATTAAATGATCCTGCGATAGAAAAAGCAGTAATGCATTTAGATAAAACTTATAAACTAGATAAGTTAAAAAATCTAGAAGTCGTAGAAGAAGGTGCTCTAAATCAACCTAGACCTTTAAAGTTTATGCCAGGTCCTATAATAACTTCAGCTGCAGGTAGTTTAGATATAGGTAAAATTGTTACCGACTTAACTATAAAAAGTAAAGGTAAAAAAGTAGCATATTTAAGTTTAAAATTAGGTGGTACTACCACATTCTTCAATGTAGGAATAAAAAAGATATTGACGCCTGATGAAATAAAAACAGGAACTATAAAAAATAAAGATGGTTTAAAATTATTAAAAATGTTTGGTATTGATAATAAAATGTTCTGTGATATATTTAATGGTAAATTAAAAAGAGGGGTCTCTAAGAATACATTTAGTAAGGTTAATAAATCGTACTTAGAAGCATTCATACAGTCAGGTATGGGTTTTGGATTCCATGTGATACATAAATTATCTAATGAGGTGAAATCAATAAAAATTGATAAGCCATATATGGTAAACTCATCTAAACCTAAATCTTGTACAGTATTTTATGGAGGTAAAACAGGAACAGGTAAAAGAATAGATATGGAAATATTAACAAGTAAATATAAAATGAAATTTAATATGAGAGATACACAAGGCGGAGATGGTTATCCTACTAGAATTATGGGTGACTTTACATATCTCTAACCTTATAAATAGTATTAAAAGTGAATTCTATATTATATAAATGGAGAAGGCGAATAAATGCAAGGGTTTTTACAGTACCTCGTAGAGGCAAAGAACACCCACCTAGAACACTTAGAAGATGATATAATTAATAATGGAAGTAGTGGGGCGTTAAACGCCATAAATTTTTTGAAGTCTATTAGACAAATGTTTTCTGGTGGTGGTAAGAGAACAAGTTTGACCGTAAAATGGGATGGTGCACCAGCAATAGTCTGTGGTACTAATCCTGACAACGGTCGTTTCTTTGTTGGTACAAAGTCTGTATTCAATAAAACTCCTAAAATTAACTATACATCCTCAGATATCAGAAAGAATCATACTGGTGCTGTGGCTGAAAAATTAGAAATCTGCTTGAGGGAGTTGCGAAAGTTAGGTATCAAAGGTATCTTACAAGGGGACTTATTATTTACAAAAGGTGAATTAAAAACTGCTAAGATTGAAGGTGAATCAAATATTGTATTCACTCCTAATACTATTACATATGCAGTACCTGTCGGAACTCCCCTTGCAAGTCGAATCGCAAATGCTAATATCGGCATTATTTTCCATACAACATATAGAGGTAAATCATTCTCAACATTGAGTGCTAGTTTTGGTGCAAATGTTAGAGGTCTTAGAAAAGTAAGAAGTGTATTCTTTGATGATGCAACTTACAAAGACGCCACTGGTGCTAAGTTTAGTTCTAGTGAACAGGCAAAGTTTGATAATATATTAAGAATGGCTATGGGTTCAGTAGGCAAAGGATCTATCTTTATGGATAAACTTAAAAGAGATACAAATATATTGTCTGTTGGTGTTCAATTAAAGGCATACTTTAATTCATTTATAAGAGCAGGTACACCATTAGGCAATACAAAAAAACTTACAGGTCAATTTGTAGGATTTTATAGAGATAGAATACAACAAGAAATAGATAAGGTAAAACAACCTAATACAAAGAGAAAGTATAAAGATATTCAAGAGGCAGGCGTAAGATTTATAAAAGGCAATTCTGAGGGATTATATTTCTGTATTGCAACTTACCTGTCATTACAAAATGCTAAACTCTTATTACTAAACAAATTAAGAAGTGTACAAAGTATAGGCACATTCTTAAAAACAGATAGTGGATTTAGAGTGACCAGTCCAGAAGGATATGTTGCGATTAAATCTTCAGGTGCTGTAAAACTTGTAGATAGAATGGAGTTTAGTAGAGCAAACTTTAACATAGCAAAAGATTGGGTCAAAGGATGAAATCACTAAAACAGTTTATGGAAGAACTTAGTATGGTAACTATCGTGATGATAGGTGGTCCTGGCTCAGGCAAATCAACATATTCAAAATACATATCAGGCCATTTTGATATACCACATATCTATACAGGTGATATGATGAGAGACTTACAGAAAAAGGATCCTGAAGTTGCAAAAATTATGGACAGAGGCGATCTAGTGCCTATCGAAAAAGTTATGAAGGCACTAAAAGATAGACTAGGCAAAGACGATACAGATAACGGATATATATTAGATGGGTTTCCTAGAAATATGAAACAACTAACTAGAATGAAACAAGAAAATATTGATTACAAATATGTCGTATATTTAAATGTTT